CCTCTCCATCGAAGCATGATGCGTACGATCGTATAGAAGTGTTGAGTACAAGTCACAAGGCTTTTAAGTTACTAAACAAGATACTTGAAAGTCATGGTGTGTACGAGACGGTGTCAAAGTACAATCGGTCTAAGATAAACCTTAAGCTAGATACTGTTGCACTGCACGTGGCAAGACCCAACGACACACACCATTACCAAACCTTAGCTGATGTACCTGGTAGCCCCAAGACCATTTCATTCCACATGGATCCAAAGTTCAATGTAATGAAGGCTATTGTGTATCTCAATGAGGTTACCGAATCCAATGGTCCATTTACCACTATACCTAAATCCAATAGATGGTACTATCCAGAGTTCGAAAGAATTATTGCGTGTGGTAACAGTGTTGGCAATTATCTAAGCTCCCCCGATCACAGAACGGCCATGTCAATTTTTCCTGACGAGATGACCAAGAATGTTATTATGGGTAAGTACTTCAAGGATGGAAGTGATATCTCAAATCTATTGCTTTCTTCAATGCATAAGTATACGAGTGAGGAAGCCGACTGCATACTATTTGACCCTACCCACACTATTCATAGAGGCGGGTTGTGCGATGAAGGTGAACGAGTTAACCTACAAATTATAATGAGGTAATTATGTTATCCGAGAAAGCTCTCAACAGGCGTAAGTGGAACGACGCGCTTTATGATAAGCTACTGTCTAGCTCCATCCTTAAAGTACTTGAAGACCACATTACTCCAGATACCCTAACTGTCGACGTAGGTGGTAACACTGGTTACCAGACATACTTCCATGCGCAGTACAACAACGTGAGGACATACGAGCCTGTGCCCGAACTGTTTGGCGTACTTAAAGAAAACCTCAAGGCAATAAAGAAGAAGGTTACGTTTGTTAACAAGGCGGTTGGTAGCACTAACAAGAAACTCACATTGCACGTTGATGTTAACCGACTGTCCATGACCAGTCAGATCCCGTTAGTAGATGAGACGGAGCCTATGGTTGTACCTTGTGTTGCTCTTGATAAGGAGAAACTAGATAATGTTGGATTCATCAAGATCGACGTTGAAGGTTATGAGTTAGATGTACTCAAAGGTGCTGTCAAAGTCATCGAGACGTTTAGACCTACAATGATGGTTGAGATTTACCAACCATGGTGTGAGAATGTTGGTTTTGATAGCAGAGAAATATTTGACTTCTTTGCTGAAAGAGACTATAGTATCCTGTACTATAATTGTGAAACAAGCAAGATGGTAAAGTGCACTGTCGACAAAGCTGTTGATGCTGTACATAATCTACATCACCTCCATGATGGCGACTTTCTCTTTAAGGCAAACTAATGAGTCACTTCTCACTTAATAACGAGTTCATCTTTATCCATGTTCCTAAGACTGGTGGTGTAGCGACACTAGATTATCTCAATCGTGTTAAAGACATTAAGAAGGTTCAAGATCTGAGAGACAATCTCAAGTACGATCGTACGGGGTGGGACGACAATCACTATTACTATGACATTACAATTGAGACTTTGAGCGAAGAGTATCCAGACAAAGACTTCTCAAAGTTTTCAGTGTTCGGCGTTGTGCGCAATCCTTTCCACCGTATGGTATCGATGTTCCTTCATCGGCAGCGTAAACCAAAGTACAATACACCAGAGGACCAGCTGGTTCTTAATCAAGGGTTTGATTTTTGGTTACTCAACACTAAGCACAGGGCTGATAAGCATATCACAACTAGGTCACAACTAGAGTGGTTCGATGGTTGCCCTGATGCAAATATTATTTGTCAAAGTAAGTTAAACACGGAGTGGTTGAAGGAAGTAAGCAACACACCTAAGATCAAAGCAACAATACCTGTAAAGCACACTAGCAATATATCAATTGAAACGTATGACCGCTATCATACCGAAGAGACGGTAGAGTACATCGAGAGAGTATTTGATCGTGACATTGAATGGGGTGGATATAAATCTCCTAAAGTAATGTATGACGTATGAGTACCGTAGGCAATACAGCGCTGCTACCATATGGTACCACTTCCTCATCTCCTGTTATCGAGTTACCTAAAGTACAGGAGTTTAAAGATGATAGAGGTCGTAATGCTGAGAAGTACTTTAACAGTGAGATCGAACAACTTAATGAGAAATATGAGAGGCTAGTATCGGTAGCCAAAGACACTGAGATGGTGTATAATGCTGTCTACAACTTCGTACCTAAAGTAGGTACAACGTACTACTTGTATTGGACCGGTCAGCAGCATTTGCTGTCAATGATTGAAAGCTGGAAGTGGGATAAGTATAATTTTGTAGGTGCATTTCAACTTACAAGTGATAATGTTTGGAAGAGAAAAGATGATGTTTAAGATTATGTTATTAGCAGCTTTAATGCTGATTAGTCAAGCCACTCAAGCCACCCAGGATGAGGTATACTTGTTAGTCGGTATCGAGCATTTAAGTTCACCTACAGACGGAGAGCCGTTTAACAAGAAACAAGAGACAGCTGCTGATATGCCTTACGTTGGTATTAAGTACCACAAGGCTAGCTGGGATATGAACTTTCAGTTTGATGTTGGCCACGTTCTTCAAAATAACGAAATGGATGGTCACAACCCGAGGTTCGAGTTTAGAATTGAGAAGCAATTTAGGATTAAGTAATGGGTAAAGAAAGATGAGTAAATGTCCCCCCGAGTTCTTTACGTGTTTAACTGAGGACGAGTACTGGGAAGTTGAAGACGCTTTAGAAGCTAGCGGCCTTATGTATGATGTTAATAGTCATAGTCTGCAGGCCATGGGTGATGCAGAGGCTGTAGCAAACTTCACATGGCAAGTCTTGTTTTTGTCACCTTGGGAATTAGCCTACATAGCGCTTCCTATGGGTGTGCTAGCTTTTTATGTACTTAGCATATATGCTTCATTCAAGTGGATTCAAAAAAGGTTTAATTTGTAATGGGTCTTGGTGATGATATGATGTGGCTTGGGGAGGCAGAAGTTGTCCACAAGCAGAACAAGGATGCGGTAATCCATGACGGACGTGAGTATAGTCCTATGTGGAAGGGCCACGAGTGGATAGTTGCCCCCGAATACAATGGTCCTAAGAAAAAGATATTAGTACCTCGTAAGCCCAATGGTAATCGTTGGTACATTGAGGGATGGGGCCCTGGCAAGATCATTTACAAGAACTACGTTCCTAAACCTGCTCCATACCTGATTAGCACAAGCGAGCTGAATGCTGCTGTCGATACCCTGAAGAAGAGCGGGATCTCTCCTGACGAGCCATTCGTGATCGTCAATCCGGATACGAAGAACACAACACTCGCTACTAACAAGGACTGGGGTTTCAGTAAGTGGCAAGAACTTACTGACCTTCTCAGCGAGCATGTTAGGGTAGTAAGAATCAAACCAGCTGGACCTGTAAATGATGTGTCCGGCAGAGTGCAATATAATCAAAAAACGCTTGCCAATGCAGTCAATATCATGGAGAATGATGTTCGAGTTGCTTTTGCAATCATGGCAGGTAGCAAAGCTATTGTTACTAGTGAGGGTGGTGTACATCACTTCGCTGCAGCAATAAACAAGCCTGCCTTTGTATTGTACGGTGGAGTAATTCATCCGGATCAAACCGGATACGTTGATCGTAACCAAACATACTACGTGTACGATCATCCGAAGACGCCGTGTGGGAGTCAGGTACCGTGCGACCATTGCAGACAAGCAATGGATGCCATAAAACCACAAATGATACTAGAGGACGTCATGGAACAACTGGAAAGCACAAAATGAAGATTATAGCTGGACCGTGTCAACACGAAACACTCGAGCAGTCGTTGAACATAGCTGCTCACTGTAAGGACATATGCGATGCATATGATATCGATTATGTATTTAAAGCATCTTTCGACAAAGCAAACCGATCGGCTGTAGGATCTAAACGTGGAGTAGGATTACTTAATACATTAGGAGACTTCGAGTACATCAAAAGTAAATTAGATAATGTTAAGACGCTAACCGATGTGCACGACGTACACCAAATATACGACATTGTGAACTTCTATAGCACCGCCGTCGACGTAATTCAGATCCCAGCTTTCTTGTCACGGCAAACCGATCTGATCGAAGCTGCGTGTAGCACAGACAAGATAGTTAACATTAAGAAAGGTCAGTTCATGGCACCTTGGGACATGGCAGGTGTACTGTCAAAGACTACCGAGGCCAAGGAAGTATGGATCACTGAAAGAGGAACGAGCTTTGGATATAATACTCTTGTTGTTGACTTTACTGGTATCAGGTATCTTCTTGACAATTTTGATACACACGTTGTTATGGATTGTACGCACGCTGTTCAACGCCCTGGGGGTAATGGTACTAGTAGCGGTGGTAATCGTGATTATGCACCTTATATGGCCAATGCCGCCGCAGCTGTGGGTGTAGAGAACTTCTTCTTAGAGGTGCACCCTGATCCTGACAATGCACCTAGCGATGGTCCTAATATGATACATCTGCATAACTTTGCAGAAGTAATTGATCGAATTGTAAACATATCTTATGAGGCAAACAAATGAAGCAAGGTAAAATATGGGGCGAGACTGAGCTAGTCGCATTGATACCAGGAGTATTAGAATTTCACCGTATTGATGCTAAACAGGGTGGGGTGTGTAGTAAGCACGCCCATCAGAGTAAGACTAATGGGTTCTATGTTGTGGATGGCAGGTTGTTGATTCGCGAGTGGCAGAATGCTTATGATCTGGTGGATGAGACCATTTTAGGTCCTGGAGATTACTGCAAGGTCCCACCAGGAGTGTACCATCAGTTTGAGGTTCTGGAAGATTGCCTAGCATTTGAGCTTTACTATTCCGAACTTATCGGGGATGATATTGTAAGAGAAAGTATAGGATTTAAGCAATGATTACAATCTATTCTAGGCCTGGATGTAAGTGGTGTGAGACATCAAAGTCTCTTCTTGAGTTAAAGGGAGTCGAGTACAACGAGCTTATGCTCGACGTAGACATTACCGCAGAGCAATTAAAGACACTTGTACCTGGAGCAAAGTCTGTACCTCAGATCATGAGCGATGAGATTTACATTGGTGGGTACAAAGAGCTCACACGTTATTTGGAGAAGCAATGAGTACTAAGTTAAAGATTATTGACGACACTCCTGTCATGGAACCAGAGGGTGATGAGTTTTCGTTTGGGGGAGTTACTACTGATGAGTTGAGTCAGGATGCTATGGGTGGCACCGAGATGATGAAGTACGGTTTGTACGATCGTCTTGATCCATCTATTAGAGACAAGGCTCAAATCATATGCAGTCGAGTTCGAGATATTGATCCTGATCGTCCTAACATCCTGTGGCTGCATGATATGTTCAACGATCCTGAGACACAACATTTGGTAGATGCTGAGAAGAGAGAGCAATTTGATAAGTTAGTGTTCGTATCAAACTTTCAGAAGACACAATACGAGCTCGCGTTTGGATTGAAGCCAAGTGAATATGTGATTTTAAAGAACTGCATTGATCCGATTGAAGCACACGTAAAGCCACCTGCAGCAGATCAGATTAATCTCATCTACCACACTACTCCACATCGTGGTCTTGATATCTTAGTGCCAGTGTTTATTGAATTGTGTAACCACCATGATAATATTACACTAGACGTCTACTCTAGCTTTAACATCTATGGCTGGGCTCAACGAGACGCTGACTACGAGCATCTGTTCGAGCAATGCAGACAGCACCCAAAGATCAACTATCATGGCTATCAACCAAATGATGTTGTACGTGAAGCATTGAAGAAGGCTCACATCTTTGCATTCCCATCTATCTGGCCAGAGACATCTTGCATTGCAGCAATGGAAGCTATGTCAGCTAGATGTGTGATCGTAGCACCTGACTATGCTGCACTACCAGAGACGTTAGCTGGATTTGGTATTACATATAGCATGCACGAGGATGTTAACGTACACGCCAATATGTTTATCCAAGCGTTGAACCAAACCATCCAGCAAGTGAATACAGATGAGATGGATAATCGACTAGACTTCCAAAAAGCATATGCTGATGGATTCTATACTTGGGACTCACGTATACCGCAGTGGCAATCGCTAATTCAAAGCGTAACCAGTCAGGCGTCATAAATATATGATGGCTAAGATAATTCAGTTCCCAGGAAACCTAACCGAACCGGTTCAGCAAGAAGTAGATGACTTCTATGAAGATCAAGTTACAACTATGTTCATCGAAGACTTTGTTGATCGTGTTGGCCATGGGTTAGTCAACGAGTTCTACAACAACGGTTATGATGTAGATGATGAGGACTTTGTTTTAAGGTTTATGTATTCCCTTGAAATAATGAAATCAGTATTGTATAGTAATAAGAATATTGAACACAAACTTGCTAACCGTGTTGGTAAGCAAGCCCGACAATATTTCGGCCAAGAAGCGAATGAAAACGATGAATAAATCAGTTTATGAAACATTGCTAAACGTAGCTAAGGAAGGTGGTAACAAAGCCAGGTCCGAAGCACTATCACATTACCAGAACGACTTTCCGATTAAGGTCATCCTCGATCTGGTATACAATCCAAACATTGAGTTTCTGCTACCAGAAACCGATCCCCCATATACACCAGTCGACGAAGCAATCGATGCACAAAACGTGCTGAAGGCCGATATACGTAGACTTAGGTACTGCTTAAACGTCCCAGATGGAGAACAGCTCCGTCCTCTCAAGCGAGAGCAGATGTTTATAGAAATGCTTGAGTCTATAGATCCTCATGACGCTAGACTTCTTCTTCATGTGAAGAATAAGAGGCTGCCAGAGGAGCTTAAGCCGATTACTGTTGCAGTGGTGAAGAAAGCCTTTCCAGGGATCGATGAGAAATGGAAAAAATAGCCTTTATTATCGGTAATGGCCCTAGTAGATCTGACTTCGACATTACAAAGCTGAAGGGGTCAGGTACGGTATATGGATGTAATGCACTGTACCGAGACTATCCTAAACACGACTTCCCAGACTATATCGTAGCTATTGATCCTCCTATCATTAAAGAGATCGAAGCAAGTAGCTTTCCTAAGGAGAGGTTTATTGTGCCTCCTTTTGATGAGCAGTTTGAAGACGCCCAGTACAATCAGTACTCCAGATACAGATCTAATGCTGGGGTAAATGCTATGCTTGAAGCTATAAAAGCAAAGCACAACGTATTATACTGCCTAGGATTCGACTTTATGATGCGATCACCCAAGCTAGCTCTGGGAAATATTTTCGATGGAACCAATGCATACGGGCCTGAGACGCGTTCTCGTTATGTAGATAATCTAAATAGAGTAAAGTACATGCAGTTTTTAGCCAGCAAGTACAATAAGGTAAAATTTAAGTTTGTCGTTCCTAAGTTCGGCAACAAGGATGAGTACCATAACTTGAATGCACATAATGTGTTTGGAATATTCTACGATAGTTTCGAGGCTTCCCTCTCCCAAGACATCAAGGAGGCCGCGGTAGGATAATGCCGACATATACTTTTAAAGATTCCTCTACAGACGAGACCTTCGAAGAGATTATGTCCTACGAAGAGAAGGTCTCATTCCTCAAAGACAATCCTCAATTTGCTTCTGTGCTCGATGGCCTTAACATCGTGGCAGGTATTGGTATGGATTCAAGAATTAAAAATGATAATGGGTGGAAAGAGAACTTGCAGCGAATAGGCGAAGCTCATCCCACTAGTGACCTAGCAAGTCGTTATGTTAAAAAATCAGCGAAGGAAGCTAGGACTGAATCCGCTGTAGCAAAGTGGAGGCAAACACGTCAACAACAATAACTAAAAGGTAAAATGATGTCTGATCTCGGTTTAGCTTATCAAGAATTCGATATTTATGATACACTCTTTGACAAGCCCAAACGAACCAAACGGAAAAAGGAGCCCACACAAAAGTTTCAATTGAAACTAAGGGATGTAGATCCAAAGACACCTAATCAACAATTAGCATACCAGTTGTTCGAGCAAGAAAATAATTTGGTATTGCATGGGATGGCCGGCACCGGCAAGACATTTATCACGCTTTACCTTGCGTTGAAGAGTATATTTGATAAGAACAGCTTTCAGCAGAAAGTAGTTATTGTAAGATCAGTAGTACCTACCAGGGATATGGGATTCCTTCCTGGTAATGAGAGTGACAAGATGAAAGCGTACGAATCTCCTTACAGGACAATGTGTGTTGATTTGTTTGGTAGGGGTGACGCGTACGAGATCCTAAAAACCAAACAGCAAGTTGAGTTCCTAAGCACATCCTTTCTTAGAGGAACGACATTAGACGATTGCATTGTTATCGTCGACGAAGCACAAAACTTGACTTTTCATGAATTAGATAGTATAATCACGCGAGTTGGTATTAACAGTCAGATTGTTTTCTGTGGCGACTGTAGTCAGAGTGACTTGGATAAGCCATGGGACAAGTCTGGTCTCGATAAGTTTATGGATATCCTACAGCAGATCGATTCATTCGATACTGTAAACTTTGATTACGATGACATTGTTAGATCTGGATTGGTACGTGACTACTTGATAGCAAAAGATGGATATATTAATGACAAACTTCACTCACGTGGATCCGCCAGAAATTAATGAACTTGATACTGAGACAGTTGGTGGCAAACGACACTACAAGACCCCTGATGGCAAATTGTATCCTTCTGTCACCACTGTTCTCAGTGAGCTCTCCAAAGAGGGTATAGCAGCCTGGAGAGCAAAGGTTGGTAATGATGTCGCCAATCGAATATCTACCAAGGCATCTAATCGAGGTACCGCAGTACATAAACTGTGTGAAGATTACGTCGATAACAAGTCAGACTATCTCGATGGCCACATGCCATCTAACATCGAAACATTCAATACACTCAAAGGTCTACTCGATAAGCATTTGGATAACGTCGTAATGCAAGAGGTACCTTTGTACTCAAACTATCTTGAGGTCGGCGGCCGTGTAGACTGCATTGGTGAGTGGAACGGTAAGTTGTCTGTAATCGACTTTAAAACATCCAAGCGCAGAAAGAGCAAGAAACAGATATCAAGCTACTTTCAGCAAGCAGCTGCATACTGCGTAATGTTTGAAGAGTTGACCAAGATACCCATCACTAGCACCGTTATTCTAATGTCAGTGGATAATGACCATCCTTTGGTGTTCAAGTCGACTCGTGACGAATATATCGGTGAGTTCATGCAAACACGCGCACAATACCGCGACAAATACGGCCGTTGACCCAAACCCCATAATTTAGGATAATGTCCGTCCAATTGAGCGGAATGTTAGTTATGGCTATTGTTTCTACTGGCTGCGCATATGATATGACCGGCCGTAAGCGTCGTAAAGCTAATCCTAAAGGTGAAGTGTACAAGAAGTACAAGCCCAAGCAGGCACGTACCTATATTCCTCCCGCTGGCTCTTATAGACGGGATGAAGGGGCTGAATATAAGTCAGTTGATATTACTTCGTGCAACACAGCTAGAGTTGATAGAAATGTTTACTCGGGTGAGCAGAAGCTACTCGGTATCAGTACTCTTCACAAGTCGTGTCTCCAACCAGTATTTGACAAGCAGACAGCTATTGATAATGCCAACATGAGACGTAACTAATGGACTTGCGAGAGAAGATAAACCATCGTCTTGATTTGTTACAGGACATGATGGAGGACAACGAGCATATCGATCATCCTAACAAGGCATATGATATTACCATGAGGATAACCCCTTTCTGGAATATCTTATCTGATGAAGATCGCGAGTTTGTTCAAAGCGCACAAGATGCTATACAACAAGGAATTAAGGTGGGTAAGCCTTGAGCAATATAAGCAAAGACACGATGCAGCGACTATTAATTCTCGGATACCTTCCCTTTGTAGTAGTGTTGATAAATTCTATTAATTGGGATTTCTTACGCATCAATCCGGACTTGCAAAAAAGGGAGTGTGTTGTGTATCACGAGAACGCACCTGTACATTTGAAGTGCCGAGAGAAGTATGAGCAGGAGTGCCCGTACTTCCACAGTTGCTAATTAGAGTCTCGGGATGACCTTAAACTCGCCCTGGTCGGTACGCACCGCCACCTGAGCAAGTGGGAAACTGCTCGACTTATACATAATGTATGAGTAAGATAATTAGCTTAACAGATGTTCTCGAGAACAAAATTGTCAAGGAGAAAGAGCTGCTGTACTACAAAGAGCAGCTCGAAGAAATCCAACGCAAGATTGCTTTTCTAGAAACAGATCTCAATATCACCAAACAAATCATCTCATTGATTGAGCACGAAAAAATCATTGAGGTCGATACTAGCGTACCTGTTTTGTCGTTTGATGATACGGAAGACAATTAGTATCGGGGTGTAGCGCAGTCTGGTAGCGCGCCTGCTTTGGGAGCAGGATGTCGGGGGTTCGAATCCCTCCTCCCCGACCACCCATTATAAATATACATCTGAATGATAATGAGAGAGATGTATGTTTACTGATATATGCAATACCCTTTTCCTCTTCGGAGCTCTAGCCAATTGGTGCGGGACTGCACCACCTGATCGTACAATCATTCCTCAAGAAGGTTCCATACTTTCAAGCATATGCTCCGGCACTACTCTAATAGAACAAATTGCTGACGGCAAGGGTGGATCTGTACAGAGCTTAACTGGTAACTCGCAACAATGTGGTTATGTGCCTCCTGTTTCAGAGGCAGGCACACTACTACGTGAAGGCTGCTCTAAAGGCTATCCTGGAGTCAAGTGGTTCCAATATGCTGATGGCAAAGGCGGCACATACGCAGAGAAAGATAATGAGTCTGTAGAGTGTGGATGGAGCCCTCCTGTTCTATCGTTGTCATTAATTAAAGAATATGGCGATACATTTAAACCAGTTATTGTTAAGGTTGACTACACAAATTTCAAAGGTGAGAAAGAGCCATGGGCCATGGAGCACAGTTCTTCTACTATAGGTAACGCTATACGTGTTGATCAAGACACTATTGAAATCTATGGGGACGGACGATTAGGTAACGGAATCTTCACACTAGGAAATCAAGAGATCCAGTTTTTCATTGAAGAAGAGCCAGTGTGCTTAGTTGAGTCTTCTGTTGATTGTGTGGGCTATCAGCAACGTGGTAATCAATCTCTTATTTACTATGGCGAGGAAGACGAGCAGGTCGTAGAATGGGAACTTGCAATATTGTTGTACCACTCGCACTATCGCAATGGTGACGACATCGTGGTGGGGCTCTATGATAAGTATGCCCGAGATAGCGCCGAGTGGATAAAATGGCAGAAACGAGTTGACAAATACAACGAGGTGTATGAAAAATCTGGAGTACACATCCGATTCAAACTCAAGAGAGTTCAACAAGCACATTATCATGACCCGAACAATATTGGAAGTTTGCTGGTTAATCAAGATGTTGATATAGCACTTGGTTATGGTTCGTCGTTTCCTGGCACTTGTGGTGTCGCTAGAGTTAAGGTCTTTTTTAGAGAGGGGTATCCACCAGGATCTATTTCAGCATGTAGTGTGTACACAGATCTGCATGAAATAGGACACAGTGTAGGACTTGCTCATGGCCCTGAAAATCAAAGTCATTCAGATTATGGATATATCTTTCCTGAGTTTGGTCATGGCTACAATGACATATGCGGACAGTATGATGACTTAATGTCATATGGCCAAGAAGGAGTATTCCATAGTAATGCTTTAAGGTATTGTGATGAAATATTATTACGTGGTCCAGTTAATCTAACTGCTGGCGATAGACAATGGAGTGATACTGCGTATGCTCTAAATAGAGTTAGGTTTACGGTTAGCTTGATACACAACGAACACAACACTTCTCGACAACCACCGAGACAATATAAATTATCACGTCAACTCCCTGACGATGACATTATTGTTATTGATTAAATAAATAACGGAGGAAGATATTCGTGGCAGGTAAAGGAAGCAAACCAAGACCCGTTGAAGTAGATCAAAAGACCTACGACGATAACTGGGACAAAATATTCAATAAGGATAAGAAAAAAGATGTACGAGTACCAGTGCAAGATAGTAAGGGTAGTAGACGGTGATACTGTAGATGTCGAT